TTATTTTAAATCTACTTTAATGGGAAGCTCCCAACGGCGTCTATTAAATGTCACGGTTCCATCAATGTTGATTGGTAATTGATTACCGTTGTAGTCGAAAACCTTTATGACTTTACCGCCTTTGTTTACCTCAGCAAGCAAATTACATGTGTGCTCAAGCTTTCCAACTTCTGTGACCATAATCATTAATTGCTGCATGAAAAACCTCGAGAGAATACAGTTGAGAATAATTTTGCTCAAAATGTGCAATTATCCAGATTATTGAGCAAATAATTGCACATTAATAAAGGCTCTTACTCAAGAGCATTAACAAGTGCACCATGTCTTGCTTTGCAGTCATTATATTTTGCAACTGTATCAACTGACCAGATCATTAAATCTTTGCCCGTTGTTCCCGCCAATTCATTTAGATTTGGGCATGGTTGGATGAGGTTAGCTGGTATTAACGGCTTTAATGAGTTCATTGAGTTGCTGCACCCCAGCATCGTCAACACAGCTAGACTTATAAATAGGACGCTCCACGATCTTTTGCACTTCACGCTCAACATATTCGACTTTTGTACGTTGCTCTGATTTATATTGCTCATAGTCTGCGCTCACTTTATTGATCTGATTTTGCTTTTCTGCAAGAGCTTTCAAATTCTTGCGCTCAATCTCTTGGATCTGAGATTGACACTTTTGTTCAGCTTCTTTTAGCTGACCAGTTTTGTAATTGAGTACGGCCAAAGATATGGCCAATAAAAAAGCGAGAAACACAATAATGATTTCTCGCCAATATTTAGCAGCAAATACAATCCACATCACTGCGCTCCTATACATTTAGCATGTCTTTCAAGCTGTCTAGTCCAGACGCCATAGCATCCATTTTTACGAATAGAGCAATCGCGCTTTGCAACGTACTTATATTTAAGTAATGAGTCGCAAGCCGCTTTATATTGACCAGCTTTCAAGTGTTTAAGCATTGATGATTTTGCGAATGTTGGTACCCCGTACTGATATGAAAAATCCAAGTAAAGGTCATATTCAGTTTGTGATAATTTCACGCCCTTCAATGAATCTTTAAATGCTACTTCACGTTTTGCGACATCATTACGCAACCATTTATCTGCAGTCGCGCGTGTAATTGGTGGATCTGTCATTTTTACTGGTGAGCCATCGGGTTTAAATGTAGAACCATGGCCCTGTGTTGGCCGATCCCCTTTAACGGGAATTACTGGCTTTGATGTAAACCCTTCATCGTTTTTTACGCCCACAAAAAAAGCAGCCGAAGCTGCTAAGACTGCTGCAATATATTTAGTCTTGTTTGACATTACAGTCACCTTTTAACTTTTTAATACGTAGCTCGTACTCTGCCTTTCGTAACTTATGCTCTACCTTCTCACGGCGATTACGCGCCCAAGCAAAATAAAGCTGTACAGCCAAACCAAGTGCAGCGATTACTAAACCACCCCATGCAATAACATCGATCTTTGCTGCAAATCCGATAAATGACCCCACACCGCTAGTTGCTGTTACTTTTGATGTTAATGTTGCTGCACTAGCTTCAAGTGCAGACTGGGTTTCAGACATTTTATTTCTCCAGAAATAGGCAATAAAAAAGCACCCGAAATGGGTGCTTCATAACTATTGAATGAGTTAATCTCTTAAAACTAACTCATCATTTTTAACTAAATACTTATTTGCTGATACTTGATGATCCACTTCTAAAAACTGTTGCCCCTCTTCAAGATGAATTGTTTCAACTAGAAACTTAGGGCACTCAATTAAATTTTGTATTTCACCAGTTTCAACCTCATAAACTGCAAAATATGCCATTACTTCCTCATCGTCATTGCATGAATATAACGCTGTGACACATTCATTGAGCCACCTGACACTGCTTTAAGTTGTAATTTAAAAGTTCCAGCAATGCCAGTTGAATCATGTCTTGAAATATTCAAGGTTCCAGCACTACGAGAATTGCCTTGCACAGTAATATTGTGCGTATGTGCACCACCTTCTGACATCACTACATTGCCACTTAAATTAACACTATGACTATGTGAACCATTACTGTTTGTACTGCCATTGGCATTGAATGAATGGCTATGATAATCCCCTCCCGCATTTGTTGAACCTGTTGTACCACTCGCATTAAAGCTATGACTATGTGAACCATCTTGTCCGGTATTACCTGAGACATTCACAGTTGAGCCATTATGGTTATGTGAGCCATTTGCATCAGTAATTAAAGCAACAGAACTGTGCTCAATAAAGTGAACTTCCAGATCCTCAAAAACGACTTGATCATTCTTAAGTACACGGCATAAAACCTGTTGTTTAGGGCTGTATCCAGTAAAACTAAATACGGCACCAAAAGTTAAAGTTGTATGCCCCATATCAGATGGAACTGCCAAAGTCTGAATCGTGACATACTCAGTATTTACTGCGACCGAAATCTCAGCAAATGCTGAAACTGGAACTGTTACAGCATTATCTTTGATTTTCAGCGTATCCACTTGAGCATTGCCGATATGTGCTGTTTGAATTGCTCCATCTTCAATGTTGGCAGATTTAGCCTTAAGTGCACCAAGATCAGAGCTAATTGAGCTAAGTTTCTCTACCCAGAGCTTATCCGCATTAACCGTTCCGATTACCGCATCATCAAGCTTTAAACCTGCTGGAATCACAGTGCCATTTGGTAACGTGACTGGTGAAGCCTGATAAACAAATGCATATTTGGCCGCATTACCATTTGCAGCAGGTGGGGCAATCGCAAACATATCAGCACGAATAATAAAGTTAGATGACTTGCCAGAATTCATCAAACCAAATCCAGCAACATAACCTCCTGTATCGAGTTTGACAGTGTACTGTGTACTTATCCCATCAATAGCATCTTGCTGAGTTCGAATACTTGCAGTATGTCCATCGACAGTTGATTGAATCGTATCGACTTTACCTGCTGTAGCCCCTTGAGCATCACTGACCGTTTTAACTTCACTCTGTACAGTTGCCAAATTACTTAAAAATTGCACCTGCACTGTATCTATTCGTTGCCCAAGTGCGCTATCAGCATTTACACGTGCAGTAGATTCAGAAGCAATAGTTGCCTTGTTGTCATCTACCTTAGCCTGAGTAATATCAATCCGCTTACTTAGAGCCAAGTCACCTTCTGCTGCTGCCGATTGTAATGACCATGATCCAGCCTCTGTTGATGAGCTGTCAGCAGTTAGTGAAGTACTATCTGCGGTTAGTGGGGTAACTTTTGCATAGACTCCGCTTAATCGCTCAGTATTTGCATTGATCAAATCACCCTGCTCATCAACGGTAGCTTTCACACTATCCACATAACCTGTTGAGGCCTTGTCACTAAGCTCAGCCTCTACAGACTCAACACGCTCAATTGCAGCACTAGATGCATCTGCTGCTGCATTGGCTTGTGATAGTGCTGTGGCTGCATTTGCCTTAGCTGTTGCAGCATCACTACTTGCAGTGCCAGCTGTTGCTTTTGCCTGATTTGCTACAGTAACAGCAGACCCAGCTTCCGAAACTGCTGCTTCAGATTTACTTACCGCTGTGGCACTATTTTCGAGAGCCTGCCCTGTTTTCTCCTCTGTTGTTTTAACCCTGACATCAATCGCATCAACCTTTAAAGCAGTTGCCTCATTGTCTGCGGTATTAATATCAACTCGTTGACTCACTGCTGATAAAGCTGCATCGTTACTCGCTTTATAAACATTTAAAGCTTGTACCGTAGCAGCATCACCATTCGCTCTTGCTGTAGCTTCCTGTTGAATTAGTGCAGTGTTTTCACCAACTGAAGCTGAAACAGTATCAATGCGCTTACTTAAAGCTAAATCGCCATCAGCATAAGCAGACTGAATTGTCCACGCCCCTGCTTGGTTGCTACCACTATCAGCTGTCCAGTTGTTTTGGTCAGCAGTTAATGGCGTAACTTTTGCATAAACACCATCAAGCTTCTGCGTTTGAGCTTTAACAACGCCATCAATATCCTCAACACTCGCTTTAACTTCTTCAAGTGCACCAGTTGATGCTTTATCCTCTAAAGCAACATTGATTTCATCAATAGATGATGCATTGGCACTAGAAGCATCAGCAGCAGCTTGAGCTTTACTTAAAGCAGTTGCAGCATTGGTTTTTGCAGTTGCAGCATCACTACTAGCGGTATTGGCTGTATTAATAGCACCATCTGCTTTTGAACTTGCCGATTGTGCTGTTGCTGTTGCTTCCCGTGCCATTGATGAAGCTGAACCTGCTTGAGACACCGCTGTATCAGCCTTGCTTATGGCAGTAGCACTATTTTCAAGTGCTTTGCCAGCATCATCCGTGGCAACCTTTACACTGGCTCTTAAACCATCAATTGCCTGTGTATTTGCACTAGTGTCATCAACAACTGCTGTTACATCGTCTATAACCGAAGCCAGAGCCAAGTCATTGGAAGCAATGTAATTATTCAGTGCCTGAACCTGTGCTCCATCGGCATCAGCCAAAGCAATAAGTTTTTGCTGAACAGAAGCATTGTTATTGCCAAAATCTGAACTCAACGTATCAATTCTTTGGCTTAGTGCGCTGTCACCATTGACTCTTGCTAAGGCTTCTTGCTGAATAGCAGCTTGGTTATTTCCCACCTGAGCATTAACAACATCGATACGTTTACTTAGGGCTAAATCACCTTCAGCAAATGCTGACTGAATCGTCCATGCAGCAGCTTGGTTACTTCCATTATCTGCGGTCCAGTTGTTCTGATCAGCTGTAAGTGGGGCTACTTGAGCATAAACTCCATCAAGTTTTGTTGCTGTAGCATGTAAGTCATCTGCAACAATATCAACCGATTCTTGAACAGCTGCAATTGATGTGTCGGTGCTTTCTTTATAGGTAGTGACAGCATTAAGAATCTGCTGGTCACCATCAGTTCTAGCCTGAATCTCTTGAGTTAAACCATCACTGACACCTTTAACTGCAGCAATGCGGTCATTGGTTTCTTTCGCAACGGCATCAGAAACTTGCTTAACTTCACCCTGCCGTACCAAAGATTCTTGTGCAATTGCATCTGCACGGGCTTGTGCTTCAGCTGCATCTGCTGCAATTCGATCACTAATTTCTTGTGTAAGGCTATCGTTTAATCCAGAAACATCACTTACTCTTTGCTGGGTTTCAGCATCGATTGCTGCATTCGCAGAATCAATTTCACCCTCAAGAGCAGTAACTTTGTCAATTAAATTTCCGATATCTCCATCAAGACCTTCAATCGTATCAATCTTATTGATCGTATCTCTTAAGTCCTGATCTAACTGCGTTGCAGAAATTAAGCCATCAAGCGCATCAAGAATATCATTCGCCTGTGCAGTTGAAGTGCCACTAACCCAACTAGACCAATCCCCTTTATTACCGATCCGGTCAACCAACCGCCCCCGATACCAGAGTGTCACATTAGCAGCCAAACCCTGCTGCTGTAGTGAAGTCGTTGGATAAGCATAAGAACCCAGAGGCTGAATATTGGCACCATTGGAAGTCGTAGAATATTCAATTTCCGTATATGCAGTATCTAATGCGCCAGTTGCAGGAAATCCCCATTCCACTTTCATTCCGAACATTGTGCCAATCGCTCGGATAAAAGCTAATTTTGGTGGTAACCCCTGCTTACCAGTCAATGCAGTCAAAACTGAGTATGCCGGTAAAGAAGAAATTTCAAATGCTGAAATTGCTGTTACACGCGCCTGATATTGACCCGCATAAATACCTGGTACCTCTACCGAGTTATTGCCTGTCAGTGGTAATTTAATCCAGCTCCCGTCATCTTTACGCCACTCAACCAGATACTTAACTGCTCCACGGGCTTGTGCCCATGACACAATCATTGTGGCAACATTAATACCTTGATCTACTCGGCTTTCACTTGTAATGGTGACGTTTGTAACCGCATCCTGAACAGTAGGATTAACAATTGAAATAGGTGCTTCTTCAAAATGTGCTCCAGTGTCGATTGCATCAAACTTTGAAGGATTGTATTGAAGAGCGGTAATGCTAAATTGATGTTTATCATCTTGAGTAATAGAGATGACCCGAAACTTCATTGTTGCCAAGTCTTGAGCATCTAAAACCCAAATGTTTAGCACAGCAATCGAATTCACATCAAAAGCCGTGGTTACTGTAATAACTCTACCTGCTATTGACTGAACAATACGTGTTTGGGCTTTGCCATTTTCACCATTAATTACGAGTCGGTCGCCAGCTTTTGCAACCACATTATCTCGGTCCAAAGTAATACTTTTACGATCTGCCGAAATAGCAGATACACGACCACCATTTGCACGACCTGCAAATAGAGGATCAGCAACTTCAATTACTTTCCCCGGCAAAGGAATGTGTCCATCTAGACCAACTTTGAAAGACACTGTACGTGTTTCAAGTTGCTCTGACTTTAAAGCCCAGTGACCTGCTCTCTGCGCTTGTCCGCGCGAAGTGCATCCCCAAGCATCAATTTCCAAAATACGAACTTGGCCCGCTTCAGCAATTGCTTTCTCATCACGAACAAACTCATATTCGGTTTTATAGTGATTAGCCGGATTATCCCAAGCCACTTTTACTACATTGTGGCGGTCTCGTGCACGAGTGCCTGAGTATTCAAATACACCATCAATTACATTAGCGCGGGTATAAGTGAAATACGTATCTTGCGGAATGTCAGCATCACAAACAATGCTATTGCCATCCCAGAATGAAATCGCACGGAATACACCAGCTAACTTAGTTAAAATCTCAAAGGCACCTTCAGCACTCTGAAGATAAACATTACATGTAAATCTTGGTTCTTGACCGCCCAACCCATCCGGCACCATTTGGTCACAGTATTGGGCTAAACGATATAAAGACCACTTATCAATCATTAAAGGAGTTAAACGATCACCCAACGCATAGCGATCTACTGTACAGATGTCGTAATAGATCCATGCTGGATTATTTGTGTATGCCTCTTTAAATGTACCGTCCCAAATACCAACGTATTGCCGTGTAACGGAATTATAGTTAGTGGGAACCTTGATAATTCTGCCTTTTGTATCCATTGCAACTTTTGCTACGTTTCCAAAAGTCTCGGCATCATATTGAAGACCAAGTAAAGCAGTATTTGGATAACGTAATTTTGCATCAATTACCTCTGTTACCGCAGATACATACATCTTGTCGCTGATATATTCAGAAGATGAGTTAGGGGTAATACGTCGAACTCGCAATAACCAGCCACTATCAGCCTTTGGTAGGTCAATACGGTGAGCACGCTCATAATTTGCCGAAGTCTTATCTGAAATTTTAGCTCTTAATACTTCACTCCAACTATTGCCATCAGTCTGCAAATCAATCGCATACTCAATTGTTAATCCGCTCACATCCCCATTTGTTGCGTCTTGAGTACGCAAAGGACCCCATTTGAAACGTACACGGACGGCATCCAGATCTAGATTATTAAATGCTTTTACCCAAGGCGTGCCTGATTTCAACTCAACATCTATTGCTGTCTCATTTTCAACAGCAGGGAAACCTTCTATATATTCCTGATCATTAGTACCATTACGGAAATCTGTTTTTACATTGTCAAAATTAAGAGTTCCAGTTGGACCTTCTAGCGGCGTTTCCTCAAGAAAAACGGATTGAAGACCATTTGCCAAGCCTTCAATCGGCCCTTCGGAAATACCGTATAAAACTTTAATGTAGGTTTTAGATTGTGCTGAATCTGGGGCAACTACTGGCTGTCTAGCTTGTTGATTGCCTTTTTTTGCGCCTTTTACAATCGCCATATCAAATCTCACGCAATAAAAAAGGCGCTAAAAAGCGCCTGTAAAAGATTAAAAAACTACATCTGATCTTCTGGATACTGACCAGCACTGACAATGAATCCACCTACTTCACGCTGCCCATATAGAATGGGTACAGGATTGCCTTGCGCCACTGTAGTCACTGCACCGCCAAAACCTTCGTTTGCTCTGTTGCCATCTTGGTTTTGATCTTGAGTGGTAGATACTTTAGGCATAAGCATCATGGCCACTCCACCAAGCATCATTCCAATACCTGAGCCAATCAATGCAGCACCGAGTGGTGCTCCACCGCCCAATGTGCCTACAGTTACTAAAACCCCCACCACGACCATCACAGCACCCAATACAGTCTGTAATATTCCATTACCGCCTGCACCAACTACACGTGGAACAATATGAATAACCTCAGCTTCAGTATTCATATCAAGCTGTTCTTCACCGATATTGTCACCAGTGATTAGGCGCTTAGTTTCATGATCGTAAATGGCTGGGCGTTTCTTGCCTCGTTTATTACTTGAGTTCTTTCTTTTTAAAAACACGGCAAAGCGTAGGCCCTGCTCATGTGCATGCAACATAAAATGCTCAAAGCCAGCGATCTGAACTGATAAAGCCCGCATAGCTTCACGAGTATTGGCGACATCTAGCTTATATTCACGTCCAAATTTTTTACCCAAAACGCCATATAACTTAATTGTTTTTAACATCTCTGTGCCTCAAGATTTTTACAGTACGTTCACGCCACTGTTGACCATAAATTTCGCGTACTGACTTTCTGTTATACGGATGATGCAGTATTAAACTTGAACCTATGCATTGTTCTGTCTGTTCAGATTTAAGCTGACCATTATCACCCAGCCAAACAACCGCATGATTGGGATGCTCAGTACGCCCAACACGACAAACAAGCATATCGCCATATTGTGGTGTATCTACTTCATAGAAGCCTGCTTTTTCATAGTTTTCAAGATAAAGTGATGGATGGGATTTATCCTCCCACCAAGCATCTTTTCTCTGAAAATCCAACAGCTCCACACCTAACTCACGGCTATAAAAATCACGTATAAGTGCATAGCAATCTTGCCAGCCATGAAAATAATTACGCCCCACTAAAGGGGCGCGATAATCACACGGCTCGTAGATTTGAAAATCCAGATCCGGATATGAACAAATTACCCATGGCTTTTTATGTAGTTCAATCTGAATCAGATCGAGTTCCGATGCTCTTGTTGTTCCATCTGGATGGGAATGCACATAAGCTAAGATTTCGCCTTGATCTTCAGCCATAGCTAAATCTTCAGGATGGATTTCAAACTGATCAGATTGAGCTGAAACATTGCGGCAGCGGATATATTCTTTTCCAACAATTACCCCACAGCATTCATGCGGATAGCATTCATCGGCATGGGTCATGATTGCTTTTTTGGTTTTTGCTGTAAGTTTCATAAAACCTCACAATAAGCTTGAAGCTGGGAACCCGCCGAAAGGTAATGGCTTGTTTTCACCAAATCGTAAGCGGCATGAACGCAAACTCCCACTACATCGATCTAAAGCTGGATCATTGGTAGGCTCATCTTTATCGGTGAACATTGCCGCTCCGGTATATCCACATTCCTCACCACGGTAATTTCCCATCATGCACCAATGACAAAGTGAAGTAATTTGACGTACAGGAATTTTCAACCCTTCAAAATCAATTGGATTTGAAAGCTCAAAGGTCACTTGCTGGGCATTTTCGGATGTTTTTTGCTCGATATACCAAAGCTGCTCCTTGAACTCATTTGAAGCAGTAGGATTACCTGCCGTGAAGTTTTCGGCATCCAGATATTTAGCAAGTGTGGTAATGACTTTAAGTTTAGCCCCAGCAAAGTCTTTAAATTGCAAACAATAGGCAGATAAAGCATTTTGAATTCCATTAATATTGTTGGCCATACTTAAAGTCGGTGCAGAAGCTTTACCATCCGAACGCATTTCAAGGCCAGAGACTTCAAGCGCCATTGGCTCAAATACTTGACCTTGCCAAATAATATTTCGCATCCATACTTTCTGATCGCCGATATTAAAAACTTTATCAGCCTTGATTGTTGCTGTATCAGCTTTCCAGCTCGTCAAATCCGCTGAGACATAAATTTTTTCCCAGTCTTCATAAGAAATATGTCCATGGAAACGTAAAATGCCAGCACCTAAGCTGCTGGCATCTAATTCATACAATGTTATAAGGCCGTCTACATAAAGTTTCTGGAAATCACTGTTCAATGTCATCTGGTAGTGTCTCCTCTAATACAATTTCTTCATGGAAACGGATGTCAATATTACGACCTTCAGGAATATCTACAGGATTTTCAAGATCAGGAACAATCGAAGCAGTTTCAATATCAAACTTCTTCTTGTATGTCTTAATTGAGATGTCATTATTTTCAAGTTGCTTATAAGCTACAGCAACCAACACGTTACCGTTTGCATCCTTTGGCATTTCGATATACCAACCTTCTTGAGCAAAACCTAATGAGCCTTTAATCAGATAATCACCAACACCTAATTTTTCTAAAGTAATTGGCTGTTTTTGTGCGTCATCGTTTAACTCAATTGAATCAGCAAAGAGTTTAGCAACGGGTGAAGCGGATTTGATAAATCCGTTTGCATCGACTGTGGTGTTATGCTCTCCGCGCAATGCGTACCACGGTGTATAAGCGCCTTGATATGATTTACGTCTAAAGCCGATATAGGTTGCTGAAGTTGCAATACTTAAATGTGCAGCGTGTTCTGCAGTGTTCCCAGCATTCATACCAATAATGTATTGAGCTTGGGCTAAAGGATAATCACCAGCTGAGGTAGCACCAGCTCCAGTACTTTGTAACCCAATATATGAACCACCTGCATCAAAACCGGATAATGCTGTTGACCCCAAGTTTTTATTTGCAGCAAAACCATTGTTAAGTAATCGTTGATAATCTAATGAATTGCTACTAATTAAACGTGTCCACGGACTCCAAGTCGCACCTAAATCTGAAGTCGATCGAAAGAAAAAGTTTCCGCTTACTGAACCACCAGTTAACGGAATATAAATTTGTGCTCTATAGTTATTTGACCCACTGATATCAGTGACAATCAATGTCCCCACTTGACCTGCAACTGGAAAATTTAAAGCCAATGTTCCAGACGCAAAAGTATCATTGCCATAAAAACCAGGAGTAATAACCTTATTTAAGTCTCCAGATGCATCTGTGTCTATAACTCGAATTCCACGCCCGATACCAAAATTTCCAACAGCTAAAGATCGCCCTAAAGTTGCATCTGTATTACTGGTGGTTTTTGTCATTGTTGCAGCATCACCTAATCCTAATGCAGTTCGTGCAGTAGCTGCCGTAGTTGCGCCTGTACCACCCTTTGCAATTGGTAGAGCTGCGGGGAGTGTGGTTGCATTAGTGGTTCCGGTTAGGAAATCATATAGCTCAGAAAAGTTGGCATTCACATACTGGAAAGCTGTTCGAGCTGGTGTTCCTGATCCGTCATTTGCAGCTGAACCAACATTAATAACTTGCTTAGTCATTTTCTTACTCGCATAAAAAAAGCCCCTAAAGAGGGGCTTCAAAGAGATTAAAAATTAAGGATAAAAGACTTGGGTGAATGTCGTAGAGATTTGCCAAACATCACCGCCCAAACAGCGGGGTTGATATTCACCTGTTTTTACTCGGACCTCACCGTCTAAAGGTGAATCCCAAAGAAACGAGTCAGCACCTTTGTGATCATCAAAGAATGCTTTGATTTGCATAATTTCGGCTTTTTTTGCTGTCCGTGAATATTGCCAAGTACCTGTTCGGTTATTGATTCCTATTGAGACATTTTGCTCATATCCATCACCAAACTTAGATGACAAAGTATTAAAGCTCTGTGAACCAGAGTTGCCTTCTAGATCTTGGCACCAAGTGAATTTACGATTACTCATCTTTTTTTGACCACTCAACTTTCATACTTACCGGACTATCTTTAAAACGTTTTTTGCAATTTTCTAAACTAGTCGTGTCATGATCTGGAGCCAATAAACCTGCCCGCCTACTTTCACGAACTGCCCATTCTTTTACATGTTTGTTTAGTAGCTCTGCAGCTTTAGAACTCTTAGATTGTTTTTTAAAAATGAGGGTGAGCGCCAAACCAAATACAAAGCCTGTTGCATATGCAATATGATTAGACTTAATCAAACTTAAACTTATGTAAAAAACTGCAGTTATCAAAAAAGCAAAGAGGAATGCTATAAAATATCTTTTCATATTCTCACTTCCTGAAAAGCAATAAACCCACTCAGTAAAGTGGGTTTATTTGGGTTTAAGTGGTTAAACTTGGGTAATTAGCGTCTCACTAGATTAAACAAGACACCACCTTGACGGCTTTCGCGTCTAGCCCATGCGTCCATTGCATTATTCAGAGATTCAGCAATTTGCTTTTGCCCTTGTGTATTGACGCTTGCAGATCCATCAGCAAACGTAATTTGCTGACTAATTTGTACATTGCCCTCACTAGCCCCGTTTTGACGATTATTTAAATAATTCGTCAAATCTTTGTTCTGTTGAGGATTTAGTACACGTTCACCACCATCTAAAAGCCATGTACCTTCACGCGGGATATTATCTATACCGTTGTGGGCCATACCTTGGATTGTTTGAGCTGCCATGATACCAACTGAAGCATAACCTGTTGCCCTAACAACTCCAGCCAAAACACTTCCATAAGCGCCACCTTGTGCCAGTGCTTTTGTAGCCCCCTCTTCCGTGTTAACAATTGCTTGAGCTATTGAAGCAGCCTTAGAGGCAAAGAACATAGTTTTGTAAAGTGCATTTGACTTCCCAACACTTTGCTCTAATAGTGCGGTCATGTCTGAAAAGACCTGCCCAGTCATTCCAGCAATTTGCGAATAAACTTGCATCTTGGTTTCAAAATTCTGTTGATCCAAATCACGCTCTTTTTGTGCGTAATCTGCATCAAGTGCGGCTTTCGATTGCAAATACTGCTCATGTGCATCTAAAAGCATAGAATTGCGAAGATTCTCATCTGATATTGCACTTATTCCAGCAACTTCATCGTTGTAGGATGTTTGGAGTCCTCCGAAATCTGAAGAATATTGATTTTGCAAATTAAACTTTGAAAACTCTTCAGGATTAAGTCTATTAAATAGAGATTGAGCAGAGTTCTGACCAACTTGAAAGACGCTGTCAGAAGCTTGGTTTAAAGTTTCAAAAATTGCATAATCCTTAGATTTTGCCATCTCTTCGCGAACACGTTTACTTAAACTATAAGTTTGAAGTATTTCTTCACGTTCACGTTGGTAACGCTTCACAACAATTTCAGTCTGATTTAGATAACCCTCAAACGCCGACTGAATTTGTGCATCTTCTTCGCGTTTTACGGCAGCAATTTCAACTTGTTTTTGACGCTCAAGAGCAGCTTTAATCTCTAAAGCTTTTTTCGATTTCCCGTACTCATACTCGGCATTAGAGTCGATTAACTCTTTTTGTCGATCAAAGTTTTGTTCAATCTGCTTGATTCGATCAGTTTCAAAAGCAAAGTACTGGTTGTACTCTTCCTTTTTATCAGACTCAAGTTTTGCAATTTGAGCGGCATATAATGCATTCTCTTGAGCAAGCTTTTCTTTTAACTGCGGTGTACCAGCGTACGCAAGTGTGATCTTATCAATATTATCTTGATGCTCCTTTGCAAGTCGTTGAGCTTCAGTGTAATACCGTGCGTTAACTTCTTTTCTTGCCTCATCAATAGCCTGTTGAGACTCGGCAGCTTTGTTGATTAATTCAAGTTGATCTGCCTGTGTAGGCATTAAAATTGAATTGTCTACAGTAGATTTTCCAGATACTCCGGCGAACCATTTTTGGAAACCGGGTACGTAACCAGCAACCTCTTTGCGCTTGCTATCTGATAGACCACCTTTCAAATAGGTTCTTAAGCCACCTGCACCTGCATTGTAGGCCATTAAGGCTTTTGCACGATCACCAAAATCTTGGTAGTGTTTTTGCAAGTCTTTTGCCGCTGCTGTTGCAACTTCTTCAATCGAACTTTTTGAATTAAGGCCATACTGTTTTCTAAATACACTCGTTGTTTGGAAAAGACCTGTTGCCCCAGTATGACTTTTTGCTCCAGCATTCGCCCCAGACTCTTGAAGAATCAAGGCAGCAAGTGTTCCAGCAGGCAAACCATACAAACTTTCAATCTGAGCAAAATTATTTGCCTTAGCAATACCTTGTGCACGAGCAATTGCCGCCAACTCGTCTTTACTAAAAGTATAGTTTTTTAGATTGAAGTTCTCGCGGGCAGCAAGTAGCACATCCTTTGGCAATGGTGCTTTAAAAGCATTTTCTCCATTTGCTGCGATCTGTGCATCAGCATAAACATTCGCTTTATCTACACTTACCCCCTCTCTTACAAGTGTCTTGATATATCCTTCTCTAAGCACATCTTGTTTGGCTTGGGTAATGTAGTCACGTTGTTTTTGTGTCAGTGATTGCCATGCCTTAGTAGAGTCTTTGACAGCTTTTGCTTGAGCTTGCTGTGATTTAGTTGTCTCATCAGTAACATCTTTAACTAATTTTTGGATCTCTTTTTGACGATCTATAGAGTTATTTGCAGCATTAATTTTTGTATCTAATTCAGCAACAAACTTAAGTGTACTCTCACTAACCAAGCCTTGCTTTTGTAGCTGAGCAAAAGCATTCTTAGCTTCATCCCCACCTTGTTTTAAGCTAGCAAGGTACGCTTGAATCGCTGTAAATTGCTTAATATCACCTTGAACTTTCAAGTCGTTTTCAAATTGTTCTAACGCTGTAAGAAGACTTTTTAGTTCTTTGGTTTGTTTTTCAACCTCCTCACTTGCCTCAATACCTTTTATAGCTAACTGTGCTGCGGTAAAGCTTTTATATTTTTCTCGAAGTTCACTAATTGCTAAACCTTGCTCTTCAAATGCACTTGTTGCATCTTGAGTGTGTTTGGTCATCAATAAATATGCACCACCAGCTACAGCAATTTGTGTTGCTAACATTGCCAATCCAGCAGGACCACCAAGTAAAGCCATGACTCCAGCTGTAGCGCCAGCAGATCTTGCAAAGCTTGCTAAGCCCACGCCCGCACGAACTGCAAAAATAGCAGTTTGCCCAAGTTGATATGTAGCGACAACCAAAGCAGGAACAAATCTAGTTGCAATGCCAGCAGATACGGCAATAGTTACCGCTTTAATATCATCCCAATTCTCTATAACTGTTTCGATAGCAGGAACAACATTATTTACAAGTCTTGCCTCGACTCCCTGCCATTGTAAATCCATTAATTGAAGGTTTTCTCTTGCTTGAGCTAGGCTTTTAACCAAATCATCAGACATGATTGCACCAGCTTTTTCAGCCGCGTCACCCCATTTTTTAAATCCTTCACCACCATTTTCTAGCAATGGTATAAGTAAAGAAGAATCTGAAATGATTGCTTCCATGTAGAATTTCATATCATTGGTAGAGGCTCCAGCTTTTTCCAATGAGTTATAAAATAGTTGAAGTGCTTCTGGACCGGACAGCTTTTGAAACTGTTGAATCGTTACACCAACTTTAGGGGCTATATTGGTGAAAAAGTCAGCTAAAGGCCCACCACCTGTTTGCTGAAAATCGCCTATACGATCTTGCATGTCTTTCATTTTATCTGCAAAAGATTCCAATGAAATTCCAGCAGTTTCTGCCCCTTTAGCGTAATACTGAAATTCACGCACTGAAGCATTCGCAAGTTTTGAAAACTTTTGAATATCATTTCCAGTCTGAATAACTTGATCACTAAAATTAACAAGTTGAGCCACTGAAAGACCAGCCACCGCACCACTTAATGCACTTACAGCAATAGCTGCAATATTTAAAGAATTGGCAATCCCTTGACTCGATGTTCGCGCCTGCCGTTCAGCTCTACTTAGTGGCTCTGAAAAACTAGCCGTCTGAACCACTAGATCCAGTGTTAATCTGCCAAGTGAATTTGTAGCCATTTCTTTTCTCCAGGCATAAAAAAACCGCCTTTCAGCGGTTAGTTGTTTTTAGAAAAACTATAAATCCTTTTCAATACTAAAAAAACCATAAAAAGGATAGCCTGTCTTATTCTGCTTTATCTCGCATGTCCAGATTCCTTGTGACCTTTTTAGTCCATCAAAGCTACCACTAACCTTTGTATCATTCATTAGTTCAACGACTGGTGTGTGTTTTGATCTAATCTTAACATCACGGATACAATTCTCCATTGAATCGAAACCTCCCTCAAAATATTCTTTTGGTTTATCATTAGAGCACCCAACTAAATTGATCAAAACTAAAAAAATAAATATCTTTTTCATATTGTCCTTATGCCTCTTTAATGTATTTTGCTGTCCAAAATAACAATAATTAAAAACTTATTCATTTACACACCGTTTTTCAATTTTCTTCAATTTAACAAAACGGTATGTAAATGTCACATGCCCCACCTTATGGCAGGGCTAGTTACTATGATACTTCTCAAAATACTCCTCTAATGACAATGAATTGTCATCGTCTGGAGGCGTTTCATGAGGCATAAATATATAAGGGTCTACTTTTGTTCCCTCTTTAACTTTGAAGCCTGTGTAATGTGCCATCCAGCTTCCAAAGCTTTGCTCTAAACGGCGACCGAAGAAAAGAGAGCCATACCTTTGACGGTAGGCTCTCCAATACATCAACTCTCTATGTGAAAGTTTTTGTTCAGCTTCTTCTAAGGTGTTTCCACCGATTCCATTGAGGACGAGTTCAATGAGGAGTTCTCTGTCTGCAAGCTCTTCTTCCGAGACTTTCCCAAAAAATTATTAACTTCATCGGCAGCAGCATACATAGCATTTATTAAACTAGGCTCTGCCTTATAGATGTCATTAACAGTTGAGAAAAAAGGTGTCCCCTTTTGATCTGAGCAAATTGAACCAAGTAATTGAGCAGCTTGCATGTGAGTTGAGTCGATTTTCTTAACCTTTGAATCCTCAAGATTCTCATAATTAAGATCCCATTCAATTGCTTTGGATGCCTCGCGACTTTCCTTGAAGTTCATTTTTTTAACAAAAATATCAGCTTCAAGCTCAACCGTTTCACCAAGTTCTAACAATGAATTTTTGGTCAATTTTTTAAGTGAAGCAACATTACTTTCTGTTACTTCAACATTCCACTTGACGGCTTTTTTAACCGGAACGTTTAGAGTAGTTACACTCTGTTTTAAGTCTGTAATGCTGATCTTAGCCATTATGAAGTCACCGTACGTTTAGTTGGAGTTACACCAGAAGTACGAATTAATGTGAATGAATAACCAACTACAGAATCGACTTCAAATGCATTCGGTGCAGTAGGATTAATATAACCATTGAATGACCACCACATACGATCCTTTGGTAGATCAATCCCAGTTGTTTCATCGTAAGTTGGTGGTGTTGCTGCATGGCCTGAGCCAACATGCCACTCTAAAATCTCTCCAGATTCGGCAATTTCAATTAACTTGTCATGACTGGTGTTCGTATCATCGTAATCGATTTCTATTGCACCTTCACCAGGATCACGCATACCGCGAACATACTGTTTTGATTCTGCATCAAGACAAGTTACATCAATTTTTTGAAATGAATCTTGCCCCAAGTCAATCCGTTTAGAGCAAACAAAACGAACCACTTGACCATTTAACACAGTAAATAACTGTGTTTTTTGAGTTTTAACATTAGCCATTAAGAGCGCTCCTTAATTTTAGGCATAAAAAAAGCACCCGAAATGGGTGCTAAGTGAAAATATGGTTTAAGTTTTATTAGCGGTTTATGATCCAGCTAACATCAAATGAATAATGAGGCATTCCTGTTACTGGGTCCTTATCTGCTTCACCATATCGAACTACATAACAATCAAGTTCAATTGCAAAGCGAATTGCTTTCGCAACCTGATCAACAACATCCTCATCAGTTGCATATACATCAATTTGAATAATTGCATTATCTGAAACAGGACGTGAATCAAGGTTGCTATTTGAATCACCAGAAATTGTTTGCCATGTCACATATGGCGCTTGTGGCTCATCTGGAGCACTTCCAAACTTCCAGACTCGCAAAATTCCATCGCTTTCAAGTAGAGCCTTAACCGCTGGATCTGCTCTGGCTAAATTAAAAATTGGAACATCAATCATTAAGCTGCACCTAAAACCACACTGAGTTCAAAATTAAATACTTGAACAAACTTATCTGTTATCTGTTCAATGTTTTCGTAAAGCGCTGGTCTTAAAAATGGGGTGGCGGGCTGTCTACTTGTACCTAACTCAAGGAATCGCCAGTAAAAGACTCGCCCATCTGTTTGATACGTTTTTCCAACACGCCCAGAACGTCTATTTTGGGCATTATTTGTATATGGAATACGTGCCCCACCACGCACCCCCACGCGCATAACCAAAGTGTTTTTATTTCTACTCCGGCCATTTTGAACCACAATTTCTTTCCAGATTTTTTCTGGAGTGGTAGGATCATCTAGGCGTTTAACTTTTTGACGAGCTGCATCTCTTGCAATATTCATTGCCTGCCGCATCGCTTTACGGGCAATACGTTTTACAGTTTTTTCATTACCGATTGCCTGCATTTTTCTTAAAGCAGGCTCCAAGCCATGTATTTGAGTAGCCATAAATCACACATTCCATGCTTTATCACCTGTTGCAAGGTTGATAGTTAAATACTCACGGCGTGAGTCTGGATCTCGGATAGGGTTACCATCAATCTTGTAAAAGTACCCATCAAAAAGTACCCGCATTGTGCTATCAACTTGCTTTGTTGTACTGCTATAACGAACTTTTGCGCGGGCTTGTATTGCGCTGTTTGCTGCTTTTGCCGCAATAACATCCCTTGTTGAAAGATCAGTAACTTCTGCCCAAATTGTTGCAAAATTAGACCATGAGGTGATTAATTTTCCTGTGTTTTGATCTTGGGTTTGGATGGGCTTTTGAATAGTGATGCGGTAACGTAGGTCGCTTGCTTTCTGTCCCATAAATACCTCAAATAGCAGTAGGATTGCGAAATTTATAGAGCAAGGCTCTAACAGGTGGAGGTAAATAATTGCCATCGACCAGCATTTCGCTTTCAAGATTTCGATTGCTATCGTAATAACCGCACAGAAGAAGAACCGCTACTTTAAATTGATTTGGATAATTGCCATCTGCAAATTCATCGGTCACATAATCTAAGACGGCTTGTTCTGCTGCTTCTCTATATGCTTCTAGCTCTAAATCATTGTCGTTTGAGTCATACCGCAAGTGAGCCTTGACAGTGGCCAAATCTGTAATTGACATTATTTAGCCCCCTTCACGCAAAGCTTAAAGTTAGCATGATCAAATTCGCCAGTATGATCCTTTTCACAGTGCCACAGACTTCCTTTATGGGTCACAAATTGGCCCATTTGATATTTTTCATTAACAGAAAAAACGCCTTGATAAAGTGAATCAAAAGATTTCTGGGCATCATTTGTTTTTTGAGATGACGATTCAGATTTTCCAAATGGATCGTCTTTAGAATCCCGCTTTGAAAGTGCCTCAAGTGAGAAGTTTTGTTGTTGCATATAAATTGCATCACCACCAAGAACAGGAAGCATTCCAATTTTTGCTCGGCCTTCATTTGGCGTTAAAATACAGCCTTTGACATCTTCACGAATCATGTTGTGGAATCTTTCCGAGTCCATACGTATTAAAGTGTCAATATCAAGAAAGCTTTCTACCTTAAATGACTCTAGGTTTAATCCTTCATCAATCAAGTTTTCACGAGATTCGATAAATGCTTGCAAGCAATCAGAATAATAAATACCGTTTGCCTTTTCTGGGTCATCTGGAACAGTTCCAATGCCTATCTTGAAGGGAGGGACATTAAATACACTACAAACAACACGGCCTGACATTTCTAAAAGCTCAAGCATTTGGGAATCTGCAGCACTCATACCTAAAACTGTATAAGTCATTCCATCACCAATCACAGCAGTTTTGCCATAATTAGACCCAGAATAGTTTTGATTCCATCTCGCTTGAATTTCTTCTGCCTTTTCTTTTGCGATTGGACCGGGAGCAACCAGAATTCCACCCGGTCTACTACCATTTCCAAAGAAGTTTGCAGCATTATTCAGGATTTTCACCCCCATTTTTGCAACTACACCACACGCCATAATTGGTGATAGCCCTACTAATGGATGATAAAAAGTATTAATCCGATCATGAATAATTTCAGAAGCTGGTAGAATTTCAGATTCTGCCTGAGTCAAACAATCCTTACTTAATTGGTAAAAGACATTCCCATTTTTATCAATTAGCGGTGTTACCAAATCGGGGTTTAAAACCACCATTCGATAAACCTCACCAAAGGCATCGCGTAATTTCCAAACGTAGGTATTGCCGCGCAATAATAGACTTGATGTCCATTGTTCTTGAAACTGTTGCCATGTCTGATAGTTATTTGGCTTTTTTAACACCCGAAGCTTTTCTGGGATGTCAACATGTACCAGAACACCATCAACTTTAGTTTTGAGTACAATAGGAAGTTTGCCGATGTCTTTAGAAATAAGGCTCACACAAGAAAATACAGCATCGGACGCTGTCAGCTCAGTGCGTGTTAATTCATCATTTTTCTGCCATGCGCCAGAATATGGCTCTTGAACGGTTAAACTATTCCAAACATTTTGCCCAGAAGTATGGACACTTTGGAGGCTTTTTTTACCTTTAAACCAGTCTCTAATGCCCATAATTACCGCCTTATTCGATTGGTTTTACTTCTTTTTTAGGTTTAGCGGCTGCCTTTTTTTGCTCTTCATAAGGCTTTGCAACACCTATTTTAATTAGGACATTTGCTGCCAAGTCTGGTACATCCTTTATGTCACCAACATTGGCATCATGCATTTGCTTTAAATATTCAATTTTCATGAGACTGTTCCTATAGCTAAACAATTGTGATGTTTAGATATAAAAACAGCCCAATTAAGGGCTGTTTTTTCTAATCAATAGATTCAATCAATTAAGTGTATTGAATGAAGCTTGCAGCAATCGGACGGCGTTTAGCCCAAGAAACAAAACGTTCAGCACGAATAGCAAATTTGTTTTCTTGCCATAAGTTATGAACAGTTGTTCCATCAACTAAAGTTGCTTGGTCAGAGTAAGCAATTTCAACTTGACCACCATCTGCCATCAGAATTTCAGATGTTTTAACAAGAATAATCACATCACCCACAGTTTCAGATTCAATAACTGGGATGCCGCCTAAGGTCTTCTGATTAAGTCCTGCTTCCATGCCTTTAAAGTAGGTATTACCTAAAGCATCGCGCATATCTGCAAGCTCTGCAGCCTTAACTTCACTCATAAGGTAGTAAGCACCAGCAAGAGAAAGGTTGTTAGATAGGAACTGAGCACGTAAAGCGCGCAAGTCATTAGCAACTGCTTCAGGTGTATTACCTGTTGAAGTAATTGGCGTAACGCCATTTAAAAGACCTGCTGGCTTTTTGGTGGTTCCTGCACTAGCGCTAAGGAATTCAGCATCAGTGAATTGAGCAGATGAAGCAACCAAGTCATCACGAATTAATACATCAACTGCTGGATCGCTACCCTCTAAAAGCTCAAGGGTGTAAACCACAATTGCAGCTACTTTATGCTTGCCGACTTTGACATCTGCGTAAGTTGGATTAGTTAAAGGCTTGGCCTCGCCCTCACCAACCCAAGCCGTCATAGAACCTGTCGCCTGCGCGGGAATTTCAACATTAAATGGAACTTTTCGGAATTGCAGCTTATCAAGCACTGTATTAGCACGAAGCAATTCAATGTATTCACCTACTAAGCGGTTTGTATGCACCAATGGTGAAGCAAAACCAGCATCAGTCGTTGTGCCTAGGGTGGCTTTTTCAATTAAAGCAATTACTTCTGGCGGCTCACCTAAGCTTTTAGCAACATCAACTGCTGATTTATAATTGCCCTTCTTCGCTTCAATTGAGGCAATCATTCGACACTTTACAAATTTTGCAAAACCAACACCTTTTTCAAGATTGGATTCAACCTCAACACGTGGTGCTGGATTACCACCACCAGCGGTATTAGCAGCCTCTTCTGGACTGCCACCTGCTACAGGTGTTCCATTTTCCCCAGCCTCTTCGGCTTGTTTGATCATGTCTTTTACACGATCAATATTTTTTTGAATTGTGGCAATTTCTTGATCAATTGCAGTAATTTGCTCTTCTTCTTCTTCATTGGGTGTGCGCTGATCATCCAATGCTTTAGTGATAACACCTTGCTTTTCTGCTTGTTTTTTTGCCAACGCATCAAGCAATTGTTTTAAATATTTATTCATAGAGATACTCCACCCTTAGTTGGGCTACCAAGTTTTACGATTACGTGTTTTTGCTCAGATGAAACGCCATCTGCTGCGGGTTTCTGAGGTTTATTGCCCAACGCGGCTTTGTATTCCTCGAAAGCTTTTGAATAATCTGTTGAACTGTCGCGATTGCATGGAATGGTCACCAGTGAGAGTTCGTACCACTCCCATTCGTTAAACTGGATGCCACCACCTTCGATAAATTGAGCCTGTTCCCAATCGGCTAAAAACCCAACTGAAAGCCCTTTAACTAATCCATACTTGAGGCTTTGATAGGCTTCATCGACACGGGCTTTTAAGTTCCCTTCTTCTATGATTTCTGGGATATGAATCTCTACTTCGATTCCCTTATCAGTCACCTTTGCATCAATGACCTGTCCAATCGGAGCACTGTGCTCATGATGAAAAAGAAGTGGCATTGGAAGCTCGAACTTAGCCCCGCTTGGGACCATGATGTCTTTTGCGCGGTCTGCATTTGGTGTGCTTGCAATCCCTTTAAAAGTTCGCTTTTCCTCGTTCGTGCTCTTAATTTCAAAAGAGCCAAATGATTTCTGTAGAGCAGGCATTAAGCTCTCCTTTAAAAAGAAAAAGCCCGCTATTTGCGGGCTTTAAGTTAAAAATTATTTAGAAAAAATAGACGTTGTATTCTTTATTTGTTGGCTCAGGGTTCATGGTCATTAGAGCCACGGCATTAAATGTTGCAATCAAAGGGTCAATTTTCCCCACCCCTGATTCTTGCTTAGTGATTCGCATCCCATTACCAACCATTACGACACGCGCATTTCCCGCTGCCCAAGTCATGAGTTGCTGACCTGCATGAAATAAATTTCCCTCTGCAAGTTTTCTTTCTGTTGTAAGGATATAACCCATCAACTTGTAGCCTTGTGGAACAGCAAGCATCGACTCTTCTGGTATTCCAACTTCTAACAACCCGTCAAGTAAGCCACCTAAACCAAGTGGATCTAGTCCAATTTTATAAAGCTTGCCGCTGTCATAGACTTTCTTGGCAATTGCTGCCAATTGGTCGATATCTTCGCCAACTTTCTCAACTACAGTCAGACTTCCCTCTTTTTCAAAGTCTTGGTACTTTGGGATGTTTTCTTTACGGCGCTCTAAAGCAACTTTATTTGCCCATGCATGGTTCCAAAGCCACCAAATACGAGGATCTTTTTTTAATCTCCCTAATGCAGCAGCTCCAAGCAAATCATCCAGCCCACCACCATCAATCCCGAATGCGATGACATCAGATTGCTCAATTAACTGATCAAGCCCAAAAACATGTTTTTGTTGATTCCAGAACTCTGCACCAGCCCATCGATTTGCACGTAAATTCATGCCAATTTCGATGTTTAAATGTTTGGCCAAGAAGTCTCTAAGAGATTCTTCACCAGCATCTTTAACTTTGTTAAATTCCGAAATTAGATATTCAAGATCAACCGATGCGCCCAAGTTTGGGTTTGTAATATAAAAATTTTCAGGTTTTAAATGTTCGCCAGCTTCTACTAGATGCTTAGGGAATTCATAAATAAGTGGCAGAAAACTTTTATCAACTTTAATTCCGTCACGTACATCTCTGGCATAATATAAAAGCTGCTTAAACACACCACAGGGCACTTCATCTGACATCGTAGACAGATAAATTACACAGCCTTCAGGCCGTGAAGTCAGACCGCCTTTTGCTTCACGAAACATTGATTCAGCGTTGGCACGCTTACCAAAAAGCCAGACCTCATCAATTAGAATGATTGAGGCCTTCTTGCCTGCTGCCGCATTGGATTCCGCTGCGATAACTTTGAGTGTTGCACCAGTTCCTAAGTGTGTAACTGTCTTTGTGTGCTCAGAGACATTAATCATTGCACTGAGTTCTTCGTCTGCGCGGATAAAGTCACGAATCGGGTTAAAGCTGTTGTCTGCGACTTCCTTAGTGGGTGCCAAGATAATTAACTCGGCTGAAAGTCGGTCATTCAGTAACAATGCAACAAGCATCACACCTGCAGCAATTGTAGACTTAGTATTCTTCTTTGAAATAAGAAGAAAAAATTCACGTATTAAACGGCGTTTTGATTTCGGATCATAAGCTCCAAAGATTGCGCGTACAAACTCAATAACCCATTCAAGTGTGACATCTCCCATTTTTGGGCTATCCATCACATCAACAAGGATAAGTTCTTTAAATATACGCTCGGCAACGTCTGCAACTTGTGGAAACAAAGGAGCACAAGGCATGAGCGACTGTTTATTGACAATACGCTCCTCCCAGTCTGGGCAAGCGGTTGTCCATTCTGTAAGCATTGCGGTCATTTATTTTTTTCCTATAAAAAAACCGCCTTTTTTAAGACGGTTTTTCAATAAATAAACTTTAATTACTAGCTTAGTAGATTTAAATTTTTACCAAATAATTCTTTTCTTCTTTTATTTTCTGCTAAACCACCTATTAAATACTCTAAACAATTTTGAACTGTTTTTGCTCTTATTAAACATTCTTCATCTGTAAAGCTATGTACACCTTCACTCAGAATTTTATAAAGCGAACCCAATGGATTTTTCCCCTGCACATAAAGTGTAAGAGGTAAAGCATTTTTTGCAATATCAATCTTATTAGACATTGGGCTTTCTTTTTTTAACTCACTGATTGCTTTTTTCATATTTATATCAGCACCATCATCTTTTTCGATCATTTCTAAAAGTGAAATAATGCTGTTTTCAATAAGCCTTCTAAAATAAACAAATGCTCCGATACCATAACCATTATCAAGACAAGCAATTGCTTTTCTATACAACTGCATTTCAGTTTTAAAAAATTTATCCAAATCTTTATTTTTAGTTAGTTTTTTTTGTGGAAATTCACCAAATTTTGTAATTTTATACTCACATTTTTCTCCTGCTAAATCTGAACCATCTACATAATCAACTCCTATAGAAAATGTTTTTTTTTGCGACTTGCATGAAACACATTCAAATTCAGCCATTACATTTAGATTATTAACTTTTCCTATAAAGCGAAATACATATAAATCTTTATTTAAGTTATGAAAAGGTCTAACTTTATTACAAACATCACATTCAAAATTAACTTCCTCAAGCATGATAGAAGTATAATCATAGATAGAATGATTACCTACCATTACAAAGCTAGTATAAAGTGCTTGGTTTTCACATAAATCTTTGAATTTTTCGCTATTTTCACACATAAGTTTTACATAAAATTTATTTCGCCATTATTTTACACATTATTAATTAACTTGGAAGTTGATTATTTAAAGTACCAAACTTGCTAGATTTCGTAGCTTGCTTTGCCTCCTCCTCTTTGGTTTGTTTCTTGCCCTTTTCAGCTACTTTACCGTGTTTATAAGGCAATGCTGCAATTGCGGCTTGCATTCTTAGTGGTAGTTTATTGCCATTAAAGTTCATGACCTTAATTAAAAAATCTAAAGGATCATCACCTTCAAACTGGAATTCATCAACCGGGGTTTCATCTTCACCGCTATTTTCTGGCTCGTTTTCAGGTTTAACCTTAGGTTGGTCAGAAGTTAAAGAGCGCCCTTCTTTTTGAGCCTTTAACTTTTCGATGTAGACAATAATTTCAGGATCTTTACTTAATTTGGAACCCTGTTGTGATGCGGTTTTTTCTGCATAACCTGCTGAAATTGCTGCTTCTTTATTTGTCTTGCCGTCAACAATGGCAAGAGCAAATTTTTCCATTTTCTCTGTTAATGCCATTGCTCTACCTTTAACTTGATTTTAACTTTTTGCTTTAACTTTTTCTGAGAGGGAAATTTTTTTATAAATGAGAGGGCGGGCGGTGTCCGAGCACTTGGCTCTCTGAGCTTTTAGCTCCCCCCACCCCTATTATTTCTTTGCATCTTTCTTTTATCTTTTCAAAGATCTTTTGAGTAAGAAATAAATCAGAGTCTTTAAGAACAACATTTGTATCTGTTACCGATCTACCATCAATGATTGTCCCACTTTCAACCACGCGTAAATTAATACCTTGAGGAATAGGAGAGCCAAACAACTTAATGCGTTCTTCGAGCGATAGAGTCATTGTCTACTCTCCTGTTGGGTTTTCTTCTTATGGCATGGAACACAAAGAGATTGGAGGTTAGATTCATCATCCGTTCCACCTCTTGCCACATTGACAATATGGTCAAGTTCTAAGTCTTTAGTGACAATGCCACAACATTGACAAGTCCACTCATCACGCAAATGGATCTTAGCTTTAAGACGGCGCCACGGACGACCACCACGACCAGAACCCCAATTGTTTTGTTTAGAGTTCTTCTGGCTTTGTGCGGGTGCCTGTAGCGTCTGCAACTTGTTCTTGAATGTTTGGAGTTTCATTTAAGTTTACTCGCGCATCTACACCATTAAGTAAGTCAATGGATATCCAATCGATATCTAAACCCTTGCGTTGATACTCTCGGACCAACTTAACTAAACGGAGTTCCAATTGTTTGCGCTGGACTTCTGGAGTTTCGATCTCAACCATTAAATGCGGCTGCTCAAGATTATCCAATCCATAAAAACCCAATCGATTATTAATAATGTTCTTTGGAATCATCGTGCTCACCCATCCAATGATTTAGACTTTGGCGCTGGTTCATCATCTTCAAACATTGCCAAGACTTCTGATAGTTGTGCAGACTGTTCAGCATTGATTTGAATGATTAAGCTATTCTGTTCGATAAGCTTATTGTTTTGTTCAGTCAACTTATTGTTATGGTCTATAAGCTTATTTGTCTGCTCTATCAGCTTAAGCACCACATCATGCAAATTTGAATCATTGCTCATTTTGATAACACCACTTAAGGTCATCCGGGATAATCAACATCACGCCCAAGTCTCTATGTGCATAGATGTTGATCTTGTCCAGATATTTAGTGAATTCTTTAATGGTTGCCTTCTTGCTTTGCAGATGGTCTTTAATGAAGGTATTGACCAAAACTTGGTAATCCTTTTCAAGTTGACGGCGCTTAGGTCCATCGAATGCTTGAATAACATCTTTAAAGTTCTGCAAAGCCATGTACTTTTCTGCAGTCTCTTGCCGACCTTCAACATAGATCCTTGCAAGAAACTTTTTCTTAAAAAGTAAATGAAGGTCATCCTTTGAATTACCGGTCTTTTGCCTGATCTGCTCAAGCCAAGCCCAGTAAAGCCGGTTTTGTGCGGCGCTCCTGTCGTCTTCCTTCTGATTGATTCTAACGACTAAAGGCCTGCCTTCTGCGGCTGCTTTGGAGTGGTTATTGTTCAGATAGTTAATTACCTGAACAATTCCAGAATAACTATTGATTGGGAATGTTGCTGGTTCCATATTCCCACCTATAACTTATTCATCAACGGCGGCACGTTTACCAGCTTCTAAAACTGGAATGTTTGCCTCTGTTGGTACATAAATAATTTGCTGAATCTTGCCATCACGTAAAGCATCACCAAACGCACCAATAAACTCTTGTTTGCGGTACTCTGGATAATCTTTTGCGGCCTGACCAATAGTTTTGATTGCTTCTGCTCGTAACTTGGCACTTTCAAGTTCAGCTCGCGCCGTTTGAACCTGAATCATTTTTGACTGTTCAGCTTCTGCCAATAGTGCTTGACCATTCATGCCCTGCTTCCACACTTTATAGTGAGGCCATGCAAACATAATCAAAACAATGACAATTAAAATGGCAAGAAAGCAAAGTGCGGCTAATACCACATCAGCTTGGCCTTTCTGGTTGGTTTTCATTTCTCGCTTCCTTTTTCTAGGCACAAAAAAAGAGCCTTTTGGCTCTTTTCAAATTTAATTAGTCTACGGATAGTCATACTGCAATACAGTTCTAGGTATATATAATGGTTCTATTGAACGTGATTTCACAACTTTCCCTTTATTAAGCCGCGATACTAACCCCCCAACTATAACCTCTACACCCTTATCATCATCTGATAATATTTTATTTTTAGCTTGTTTTAGAGTTTCGTTATCTATCCATAGATATGGTAATTCCATGGTGACTTCTAAAACTGGCTTTCCGAAATTTTGAAATGGGAAATGTTCCATTCTCATATATTGCGCAGTGGTATTATTAACAAAAAGCACATCAGGTATGTTGCCATGTTTTCTTTCGTATTCAACATACCCATCATTCATTTCTAAATACAATGCCATTTTATTAGTTTCCAATTTGTTAGTTTTAAACAATTTAGAACACTTCATCATGACTTTTCAACATCCTTTCAGTCTTTTTCAACATCTTTGCGAACCATTCTTTTGACTCTTCTCTACCCATCGTTTTGTACTGATCAAAATCAGCATGGCAGATTGCACATAATGGAATAGTGTACTGATCATCCGCCTTAATCCCTCTACCCTTACCATGTTCACTGAAATTAGAATGAGCGGCTTGACTAGGACTCTGACCACATCTAACGCATGGTAGTGCTCTTATTTCGCTTAGCCTCTTTTTCGAACGCAT